TTAGGCAATACGCACACTTTCTGGCATGCCAGCCTTTATCATTTTGTTCAGCGCACGCACCATAGCCAAAGCCTCTGCAACCTGACCGTCGTATTCACGCAACGTCAGTGTTCCGCCGAACAACTGTTTTATTCTGTACATCGCCGTTTCGGCTATTGAGCGACGATTATATTCCGTTGACCATTTCCATCGCGCATTACTCCCGCTCAGGCGCTGATTCGCAACTGCACGGTTTCGGTCTGCATACTCCTCAGGCCAGTAACCCGCTCCCTTTCGGGGAGGGATGAGTGCTATGATTTTCTTACGGTGCAGTTCATCGTGGCATCGTCGTGTATCGTAAGCCCCGCCTGCCGCCGCAGACTTTATTTTTCGGTGTGTCTGTCGGATAAGACCCAGGAAAGCTTCTGTATCGATCACGTTGTTCAGCGACAGGTCAGCACAGATAATTTCATGGGTTTTTGCATCCACTGCCAGATGCAGTTTACGCCAGGTACGACGCCGCTCCTTGCCGTGCTTTTTAACTTTCCACTCCCCTTCACCGAAAACTTTCAGCCCCGTGGAATCAATCACCAGATGCGCAATTTCACCCCGGGTGGGCGTTTTAAAGCTGACATTAACCGACTTTGCTCGTTTGCTGACACAGGAGTAGTCCGGGCTGCGCAGTGGAACCCTCATCAGGGAAAAATAGAATCAATAAAGCCCTGAGCTGCCCGCAAGGTCAGTCGGAAAACGCACTTAATCACGAGGACGGTTGTGATGGCCAGGTCAGAATAGCGCTGAGGTCTTCCCCGTGATGAGGATGCTGCTGAGTCGTACCACGCCTGAATGGCTTCATTGTCGAGCCAGAAAGTGATGGAGCCACGATAGATGAGGGCTTTGTTGTAGGTCTTCCAGTTGATGATTTTGTACTTCTGTTTTGCCACGGGGTGCCTGCGTTATCAGGATGATGCGTGCTCTGATCCTACCGTTGAGCAAAAGTTCGATTTATTCAACAAAGCCATCCAACACCTCACAGTTACCGTTCGTCGCCTGCTCTGTATGTGGCTATTTTGCGGATCGTAGACTACTTTGGTATCCAGATTATTGAAAAAACAAATTATTAGAACGAGGTAGGTATAATTATCTAATATGGCATGTAACTTTCTTTATGATAACATGACTAAGATTTAACCTTGCCAAGATAAAAACCACTGGAGATTATTATTAAAAATGAGAAATATTAGCAATCTAATAATACCATCTGTTGACGCCATTGATTATACATCCTCTGAAAAGAAAAATTTCTTTAAAGAATCATATTTATCAACAAGTTTCTCTGATAAGGCTTGTGAAGAAAACTGCTACTATTTTGTTGGTGAAAAAGGAACTGGAAAAACAGCTTTAGCTTTTCATATACAAAATAATGAGCCTAATGACATCAATGCAAAGTTATTACCAATTTCCGAAGCGCAATATACTAGATTTATCAATTTAAAAACATCAGGAAAATTGGCGTACACTGACTACCCCATTATTTGGCGAGCTACAATACTTTACTTAATCTGCAAACTTATAATTGAAAAAAGGAAGCGTTGGTATCATAGCCTAACTAAAAAATTCAACAAATTACAGTCAGCCATAACAACCTACGATAAGGATGCTCACATTCCTGAGTTAGAGTATGTTATAGAATTCGCAACCTCACTAACGGAGGGAGGAAAGATATCAGCCAATCTTCCAGAGGCATTTAAACTTGCGTTAGAATCCAGTGAGACAAATTCAGTTAAAACAACCCAAACATCAATAAAAGCCTCCTTGCTTGAATGTGAGAAAGTTCTTAAAAACAGTCTTTACGACCTTAAGCTAAACAAACAAGTTGTATTATTTCTCGATGGTATTGATGCGAAACCCGGTGGGATAGAGTTTATAGAATATCAGAAATGCATAGCAGGGCTAGCTGAAGCCGCATGGAGTTTGAATAAAGATTTCTTTTCGAATTTTAAACACTCATCAAAGAAACCAAGGGTTGTTTTACTTCTTCGTCCAGATGTATTTGATTCATTAAACTTGCACAATTCAAACTGCAAGTTAACTGATAACTCTGTAATCTTCGATTGGGGTTCCTCTAGACTTGGTTATAAGCACTCTGACCTTTACAAAATGTCTGACAAATATTTTAATTCACAAAACGATGGTAAATTCGGATGGGAGGATTATTTTCAAGACACTTCACTACCCAATAGAAACAAATCATATAGAAAGCTATTGAGAATATCATACCAAAGACCTCGCGATATTTTCTCCGCAATTAAAATCCTCATAGGGTTATATAAGAAAAATGGTAGGAAAGGCTCTGAGCTTTTTACTGGGCAAGACATTCACAGCCCTGAGTTCACTAAGCTTTACTCCCAATATCTCCTTGGTGAAGTTAAAAATTACTCAAACTATTATATATCAAATAGCCAATTCGACATTCTCATATCATTTTTCCAGCATTTTGACGGAAAGAGTAATTTCACCGAAGAAGAATTCGAGGAAGCGTATAATAAATTCAGTATAAAACTTGGTGATGAGATTAAAGGAGCGCCGAACATCACTACCGATTATGCTTCCTTCTTGCAATTTTGGTATGACGTTAACGTTATTGGTTACAAAGAAAGAATAGCAGAGGAAAATAATAACTTTTACCACTGGTCTTATCGTGAAAGAAATGCAATGAATGTAATGCCAAAAATAAAAAAAGGGTGTATTTACATCATACACCCTGGCATTGCAAAGGCATTAGACATCGGAAAACCAACGATCAGGGAATAGTTTTCACTATAGAATAAACATTGGGGGGGATTCCCCAATGTTTATTCTTAGAGCATTTTAATTTAAATTTTAACAGAAGAGTTTTATTCTAGAGAAAGAGAAGCATGGTCGACTGCCGCCAGAGAAAGAGTTCACTCAAAAACTGCTTGGCCATAGGATGACACAGAAGCACCTGGATACCCGTAGAAAGGAGTTCATTCTGTTGTGACGAAAAAAAAGACCGACTATCAAAATTCGTGGGAATTTCGTGTTTTTTCGTGGATGGGTGAAATTTTCCATTATAAATCAATCACACAAAAAAAGACCGAATACGATTCCTTTAATCGAACGAAAACAAATAAATTTAATATTTTCATATAGATAACTAAGACATGGATTATAAAGACATCAAAAACACCTTCGTTAACCGTCTTTTGCATTCAAATAGTTATCAAGAATCTCGATTCGATTCGGGAAAAGTTCGAGCGATTTTATACCGCAAAATCCTGCTATCCTCTCCCAAATCATCATAAGACCAGAAAACATGACCGGTCATCAAATAACCGGCAGATCATCCCACTCGCACGACCGCATATCATTCACGCAGTACATCACCACGCCGAACACCTCGATCCCTTCTTCTGAGTCTTCGTTACCGAGTTCAGTTTCCCGGCCGGAGCCATCGAGAAACTCAAGCACGCGATACGGGTAAAGACGAAGCCGGCGCAACACATGCGCGCCTTCCTCCGCAGCTACGATAATGCTGCCGTGTACCGGCGTCGCCGACGAATCGACAACAAGCAACGCGTCAGCGTGGATACCGACCGCCATCGCCTGGCCAGCGGCGCGGAGCAGATAAGTAGCGCTCGGCTTTGAAATGCAGATCTCGTCAAGGCTCAAGCGGCGCTCAACGTAGTCTGCTGCCGGGCTAGCAAATTTTGGCATCATTCCCATGGTGTTTTACCTCACAACAAATACTGTATGCGCATACAGTATAAACGTAAGAAAAAACCGATGTGAAGAAAGATTCACTGCGAAAATGGTAGATCGCTGATCGATAAAGAAAGATAGCTGGGAGTGATCCCAGCCATCATGATCACCCTTGCAATTCAGCTTTCAAAGCGTTGAATCGCGCATAGAGCGTGTTTTTTGCGTCAACAGACAACACACTCGGAACTGTGATTTTTGCGGCGATATCGCCCTGGAATCCTTGCCTCAGTGGATTTCCGGCACCACCGATGAGCAGTTGCCGGGAAGCTGCAGTCAGGAACGGGGCTGCTGGTATTGTACTTTGCTGCAACAATGCGCCGTCGTGTTCCCACCGATGATATGTGCTCGTGGCTTCAATCGCTGCAATGTGCCACTGATTATCGCGGAACCCCGGAATTACTGTGTTGATCGGATAGTTGCTAGGTATGCTTGCAGCGGTATCTCCGTGGTTGATCCACACAATATCGCTCTGGAATGAATCATTCCCGAATCTGACGCGCAGCCAGTCCGGCACGGTCGTGTAGTTCCCGCAGATATTACCGCCCGTACCGCCGTATCCCTCTGTGTTAGGGAGCGGAATGCGGTACAAAATAAACTGCGAGTAAATCCCATCAGCTGGCAGGGACTCGTAACCGCCCTGCGCGATTAGCGCGCCTGAGTTTGAAGCAGCACGACCAAACCGAAGCGCAAAGCCTTTCCCCACCGAAATAATTCGCGGTGCCAGAGCAGCCACCGGCACCCAACGTGCGCGGCCGGTTTTGTCGCGAACAAGAGAAACATCACCACCGCTTGAAACCACTCCACTTTTGGCTTCGAGCCAAGCTGAAGGGTTCATATTCAGGATGTCAATTTCTTGCTGAGTTATTTCGAGTTTCGGAAGATTTGGGTTATTCGCCGGTCGGTCGGCTTTAAAAACAACCATAGCATTAGCCATTAATTTAGCTCCCATATAAAGGCTGGCAACCATTGATATTCAATTTCACCGGTATAGAGATTTGTTATACCGTCTTTTGTACGGAATAATCCGCGTGCGCCATAAATCGGGCCGGATTGGTTATCACTTCCAGTACGTCGCTGCGCATAGCTAATTTGCACATTGCGTGTATTAGTTGGATTGTCCACGTTCAGACGGATACCAATTTTACCAAACGGGGTAGCACTGGTGATGCTAATAGGTGAACTATCTCGCGCACGGATACCAAACCCAGCACCAGGGCCAAGAGCGATAGAGCTAACAATTACATCAGATGTATCTTTGATAATCTCTACAGATGACGAACAGATAATATCGATAGTGTTTGCACCTGACCAGTAGACCTCCATTGGTTTAACAGGAATAAAACCTGTACCAAAGCATTCGAAAACCACTGCGCGTGCTAGTGATACACCTCGCTGATTTTGCCCTTTCGAGTTGATATGAATAATATCGCCCACGTGCGGGTATTGATAACCGGGGCCGGTGAATCGAATATTGCCATGTCCATCGGCGCTTAGCTGTCCCTGTCGCACATTTTTAATGTCCCATTCTGTGAACGGCCACCAGCTACATTGCTCTACAAAAATAGATACAGCAGGATGGTCACCGCCAAATATACGCTTAACCTCAGAATTAATGTTACGGTCAAAATTCTTCAGAAATCGAGTGTAAAGGTCTGCGAAAATCCCACCAGTTTTATCAATATCTGATTCACCTGCTTTTACATCAACCCCCAGCACAATCGGTTTAAACCCCATACGCTCGCAAATTCGTTTAGCGTCAATCAATCCTTGAATCAACACAGACCAGGCGTAAGTTCCCTTTGTCAAATTGCGGTACGCCATACTTCCCTGCGCGGCCACGTAGCGTAGAATATGGATCCGCTTACCCGTCATTTTCTCAACTTCGCTGATAATGTGTGAAGCAGACGATGAGCACGAAGTCTCTTTCCAGTTTCCATTTACGGTGTCTTTCAGTGACACGATTTCATCAATCGGATTTGGGCCACGGTTTAGGTTTTCTTTACCTGCTCCGCGATCAGATTTGAACATCCACGCATTTTCTGGATATAGCTGTGTAGTAGCGATCAACACGTCATCATCGTAAGTGCTCCAGCCTTCTGCAAGCGACTGGCCGAATGTCGGCAGGATGTACATTACAGGACGCAGATCATCGGAAACAGAGATACGTGTTGCGCCGTAATTCATCACCAGGTCGCTTACGGCAGTTGCCTGTTTTATCTGTTGGGCGGCTGGTTTTAAATCACCGACACGCTTTAGGCCGTCTGGGGTAGCAAAATAATATCCACCATCCTCTGTCCATGCCTCTGTGATATTTTCATAGGGATCGACAATGATTTTCGTGCACACCGCACCATCAGGTAAGGTATACGGCTGCGCCTCGATGTATGGCCGCACCACGACGTCAGAATCAGCAGCAACAACTCGCAGCATTCCATTGCTATCGATAAAGGCGTGTCGGCCGTCATCCAGCATCAGCGGCGCAAAATGACCATCTGCGAACTCAACCCCAGCAGCAATATTATCGGCGATCCCTGCTGGCGCGTTGGGAACAGTGCTCACCCGCGTTTTCATTTCGTTCAGTGCGTCAGTTACCGCAGCCCCCGCCATTGACCATCGACCGGTCGGAACAATGCGACCATTCGAAACCGTGTATTCGAGCGCTAATTCATTCGTTGATTGCGAATGCACCCAAAAATATTTACGAGTTTCCTTTCCGTCATCTACTGCTTTTTGTGCGGCGATTTCATCTGGATAGGCATCAGATACTGATTGTGTTATCTCCGAATAATCCCGGGCATCATCCGAATATTTTTTTGACATACCTTCTGCTGCTTTGGACTCCTTAGCTGAATTTGCCGCTGATGCGGCTGATTCTGTAGCACCCTTTTCACTGGCAATGGCCGATTGCGCGCTCGCTTCCGCCGTTTTACTTTCTGCTACAGCAACATCCCTGGCATCCATTGCAGCATCGCGATATCCCGCAGATGCACGCGCTGATTCTGAGGATACAATTTCTGCATTCCTTGCCCGTTCGGACATCCGTTTAATGTCAGAATAAACCGGCGGCCTGGCCAGCTCCGGATCTGCATAAATCAGATAATCATTAAGGGAACCATCCGCCGCTCCATCTTCGATGCGCATGAAGCCCAGCCGCTGGCGGATCCCATTGTCATAGGTGATGAATACTTCATAATCATCGGGAACGACCGAGAATTCATACTCTCCGCCGCGACCTGTCACGGTTTCTACACACAAGCATTTGAACGTTTCAAGTGTGTTGTTTTTCGACTTTACAGCTATCAAAGCGCCAGGCATGGCTACGCCGGCCGGATCGCGGTATACGCCGGATATTTTGATCATATGGTGAATAACCTCAGACTAACGATTGACAGATAGCACCATTAGGGCTACTATTTACTACATGAGGTAGCGGAAAGGCCGCAGCCCGAACCCGAAAGGAAGAGAGAGATGACAAACGACATGACCACCGCAGAGCTTGAAAAGATCCACGCCGAAATCGCCAAGCTGATGGCTGAGACGGCGAAGATTAACCGGGAAACAATGTGGTATCCGGTAGCCGTAGCAACCGGTTTAATCGGTGCGGTGGCTACGGTAACAACCATCATCATCAAATTTATTTAAGAGAAGCCCCGAAAGGGGCTTTTTCGCAGGTAAAAAATGAGACTGATAAACGAATACACCCCCCCCACCCCTGAGGATCTGGAGCAGCTAAAATCAGAGCTCGGATATACCGGAACGCAAATGGCAGATCTGGCGGGTGTGGCAAGCAATAGTCAGTGGCGAAAATACACTGGCGGTGCCGAACCGCGAGCAATGTCACCGCACATTCTATTTTTTATGGCGGCGCAACTTTCATTGTCTCCGCAGGAGCTTGATAAAATCATCGATAAAATGGCATCAATTGGAGCCACAATAAAATAGAATGGACTCGTACATGGTGAATAAAAATTTTCGATTGTCCGGATTAGACGGTATAAGAGGAGCGCTTGCTATTATCGTCGCGTTATCCCATTCATTCGGACATTTTACTGGCTGGGAATCAGGTTTATACCCTTTTAAGAACGTATCATTCTCTGTGGACGTATTTTTTATCTTGTCAGGCATGGTTCTTTACCATGCGCATGCTATTGACATTAAAAACGGCTCCCTAAGCCCTCAATCATTTTTTCTTAAAAGATTGCTAAGGTTGTATCCATTACATTTATTCACAATACTGCTTGTGCCATTGTGTCTTTTTATCAGCATTGGAACCCCCTACCCCGAATGGCTAGGTAAATCCACGATCCAAAATATTTTTGGTGACTCTTTACTAATGAATGCCATTGGTATTGGCTTTGATTTTTCTAGCAACCAACCAAGCTGGTCGATTTCTGTGGAAATGTATATTGGAACCATATTAATATACGTTAGTTGCCTAACTATGGCCATGCCTATTTTGTTTGTGTTTATTTCTGCCACCTTGTTCTTTATATTTAATATCGCGCCTCCAGAAGGGCCTCAGTATCACGCATTTCTTGTGAATGGTGGGATTGTTAGATGTCTTTTTTCTATGTCTATAGGGATTATGGCCTACAAGCTCACAGTGGCAAATTTAGATTTCTTAAAGTCACACAAGAAATTGTCAATTTGCATGTCCTCATTCGGCTTTGCAGCCATCGTTCTAATAGTCATATTTATTAACTTAAGTGTCACAGAGTATATAATTGCAATTCCGTTAATCGCCCTCGCCATCTCAATAATTGGATTAATGGATCTTCCGGAATTTAAATTCTTAGACTCCAAGATTCTTTCTATTCTCGGGCAGCGGTCTTTTTCAATTTATTTAATGCACACTCCTGTTATATATCTATTTTTACTCCTGAAATCATCAAACAATTTTTTGAATTCATTCATGGCAATATTGTCAATTTTGATAACCATCTCCGTCTCTAAGTACACACTAAAGTACATAGAAAAACCATTCATAAAAATATCAAAGAAATTATAAACCACGTTACCACCTGTATTAGGTGGTAACTTCTTTTTATGGGGAAATGGGCCACTCTGTTATATCCTTGTCTGAAGGGTCGATTCTGTTGAGTTCAATCCTGTATTTACGCCACATTCCAATACTATAGATTTCTTCATCCGTTGCCACGCCAAAATCTATCGCATCCTGGAGATAGTTTATCTTTTCACTTGCCGCTCTAATCATTGAAGAGTGCAAGTGCTTTCTTAAATTATGATTTAAACTTGGTGGATTGGGAGCGCCATCAACAATGGCCCCCCCAATGTATTTACTTCCACTCCCTATGCTTTTAAATTCGCTTTCAGAAACCTCATAAAAACCATCCGAATCAAGTAGCTCAATATCCTTTTCATTTCTTGGGATATACATACCACTAATATACCCATCCTCATCAACTGAAATAAAATATTTAGTCATAAATCACCATATAGCCAAGACGTTCACGTTTACAGGACTAGTGCTGTCATTATAAAAAGAGGCATTTTCATTTCCAGCACCATTAAGCCATACCGTAGGGGCGCCGTTTATTGTTGTAACAAATACAGCAGGTGTGTCAGGAAATGATAGTGGGAATACCCATGTTAAAGCCTGCTTCGCCGGTATGCTAAAGTTTTTTCTACACCATTGCCCCCCTCCCGGAAGCCTGGTCCATGCCCCGTTACCATTAACCCCAGATAGGAATTCATCCCTGTTGACCTTGTTATTTAAAAAGTCTTTCAGGTATCCGCCCCACGCTGTTCCCCATATATTACCGTCGGGATGCATTTTTGAACCGTTTCCGCCACCAGCCCCAACTGTGCCGCTGGCATTAAATGTTCCATCATTCCGAAATTCATACCATCCATCGTTTCCAGCACTGCGCGTGTGGACTCGTAGAGCCGCATATTGCCCGATAACCTCATCAAACAATACGTCTGCATATTGGTCTCCCGCCCCCTGAAGATGGATCCCGCTCGTTTGCCGGTGGTTCGCACTACCATCGTTAAATTCAACATATTTGCGCTTATTGATGAAGTCGACACCATCTACGTTAAGATTGCCGCTTAGCGTTCCGCCAGTCAGCGGCAGCGCCCCTACATCCTGCGCAGTCGGCTTAAATGCCGTGGTGTAAACACGATTCCACGCCACCCCCGCCGATGGGGCGAACGATCGACCAACGTGAAACTCACCGTTGTTGCCGGCCGCAAGATAAGTTGCAGATGGCTCGCCTGAGCACGGCAGACAAATTACACCATATGTGCTGCTGCCTGGCGCGCCGGTGCTGGTGTTGCTCAAACGGTAAATCTGCGCAATGTTGCTGAACGCATCGGCTTTATGTTGAGGGCCGATCCCTAAACCGAAGGCGCCAACGGCCATCACGTTTCCATCTGCGACGCCAACGTCTTTTGTTGCTGCAGTACCGAGCTCAAGGTTTTTCCGCCCTTCCGCTTTATTTTGCAAATCCGCCAGGTTCTGCGACTTTTGAAGAAACAGCCCATTCGGATCCGCCAATAGATTTTTCCAACCTACAGCACTGGTGCCATCCGGATCTGTGGTGTTTGAATCAACCGTATTCCACCAGATTTTCGAACCATCAGCACTCAACACCATCGCGCCACGGGGATAACCGCCGATCACCGAGGCAAATGCCGAATCAAAGGTGTAATGACCACCGGCTTGAGAAAAGCGGATAGCCACGGTGATATCGTTCAGCACCCCGTTGAAATCCTTCCCGTGCGGCGGGATGCCGCCGGCCGCGATCGCCGTCATAGTCAGCGGAGGAAAACCAGAGTCATAGGCTGCGTTGCCCTTCTCCTTGGTTTCCTGCGTGGCATTATTGGGGATCGTGTTTTTGTCAGCCGTACCGCTGGCGAACGGCACTGCAATCTGACGCGGTTTATCTGTCAGTTTCATTTTATGCCTTCTGAATTATTGAAACGTTAATACCTGGGGGCGCCGGCAGCGCGCCGGAGGACTGGACGATAGCCAGCTCTGCGGTCGACAGTTCAAACTCGAACACATAGCTCATCTTCATTCCGCCATCGTTCTGGATATAGGCGCGCCCCCGATCGCCGAACATGTAACGCAACATCCGATTGATATTCGGTATTGAGCAATCGGTGATATTGCTCATGGCTTTCATCATGATCAGACGGCGATAGATCGGGTCCGCAAGTTCAATGGTCTGAGTTGTGCTCTCACCGCTATAGAACGGCGCCTGGTCAAATGGGCGGGGATCTGTCCGCGTTGGCGTATCCAGCCGCGCCTCACTGAACCCCAAATAATTAAAGTCGTCGTCGACCGTTAGCCGCCGGCTTACGTCCACAATTTTTCCCCACACATCGAGGCCATAGGTCTCTGCGGTTTCGATGTTCCAGATCAGATCGTAAAAATCATCGACGAACTTGTCGGGGGAAACGGCTTCGTTGAAGCTGCCGATCAGGGCGTTAAGGCGGGGGCTGGCGGCGTACTGTGCGAGCACAGTGGCGGCCACATTCTGCAATTTAGACCTCCTGCAGCTCTACGCTGATATTGTTCGGATCCAGCGTCGGAATTTCGTCGATTCCAAACTGGAGGGATGAGGAAAAGGCGTTACCATCCCTGCTCAGTGCCAGGCTGAGAATATCGATGTTTGAAGGGTCAATGCTGTAAATGCCCGCATAGAATCGCCCGGCGGCCAGCGCAGCCGCTGCACGCGCACGATTGCCCCCATCAGCGCCATTGAATGCCGCGATCACTTTACCCTTTACCTGATCGGTAATGTCCGATGGTAAATATTCGCTTTTTTTCAGGATAACCCGCACTGACACGCTCACCGGCTTCAACCCTTGCCATGTGATCACATACTCCGGGTATGGCGGCTCATAGCCGTCGGTATCTGCAATCGTGTATGAAGAATCACCGTTCATGTCGACACCGGGCGGCGCCTTGCGCCAGATAGCATCCGCGATATCCTCAGCCTTTCCGCCATATACGCCAACGTAGAACGAGTTTTTCTTCAATGTATATTTGGATGAGCCGACTTGTCTGTCTACCGGGGTCGGGTTATGCGTAACGTATACATCCACTACGTTGGGAACTTTGGCGAGGATCTCGCCGCGGATCGCGTTCAATGTATTCCGGGCATTGTTGGCAACGGAATTGCGTCGGCGGTGCTCAAAGTCGGCTCTGCTCTCCTCATTGTTGCCCGGCACCCCGGCGGCGCGGTTCGTCACACCAGACCAGCCAGGGATCGCTTTGTAGACCTTGCTGAGCGCACCAATGGGGCAACCGATCGGGCCTGTCGTGAGGTTCTGGAAAACCACATCAACGCTACCGGCGGCGCCGATCGTGGCATCGGACAGGCTGGCGTAGAGATACCCTGCTTCATCCTGTGCCAGGCTTCCAGCAGGGATCAGCGTATCCACCAGCCCTGAGCACGTCCCGGTTACTGTCGTGCCGGTGGCACCGATGCGGTCGAGGAAATAAACCCGGCCAATCGCATCCTGAAACCTGCCGCTGCTGTAGTCCGCGTTCACCTGGTTCGCGATCGCCAGCAACTGATCGTTCTTATCGGCGATGATGGCCGAATCGCTCATCGCCAGCTGTCCCTGTGGGCTCGTCAGGCTGGTCCCCATCGAGCTCCCCAGCGCGGTGGAGAAATCGGTTAGCCGGCCGTTTAGTATGTCCACCTCATCCGGCACCAGCAGCCCCGTTTTTGAAAACGTAACCGCCGGTACCGCAGTTGTGTAATTGGTGTTTTCATCCGTCATAACAGCACCGTGTAATCGTTGAAATTGGTATCGGTGATCGTCATTACGCCACCAATGCGGCGATCGCCATCTGAGACTGCCGTACACAACGCGCTGGAGACCGTCGGCATTTTCATCGCCTCCTGCTGCATTTTTGTGTTAATCAGCTGCGTGCCGGGCCAATGGCCGAGGATCCGCGGGTAATAAGGAATTCCGAGCGTGTTGTCATACCAACACTCGCCAAGGAAAGTGCTGCAGGCGCACGCCACATCCTGCGCCACCGCATAAGGATTGTCCGTGACCGCCAGGTTGCCTTTGTCGTCCAGCATCAGATCCCAGGTATTCGTATCGAGAAGAAGTGAGCGAGTTTGCATCATGCCCCCTGTTGCGGTTTATTCGTCTGCGCGCTACCTGATTGCACGCCACCATGCACGTGGTCACCAAACTCGATGCCACCAATCGTGGCGCCGCCGGACAAGTCCGCTTTGCCTTTAGCTGTAAACTTCTGGCTCACCTCGGTCGCGCCGTTCAGTGCGATTTCCGGCGAGTTAACGGCAAAGCGCTTCGATGCATTGGTTTCAACATCCGGCGCATTCAGCGTGATTTTCCAGGGTGAAGTTACATTGATCTGCTGATCGGCAAACTCGACAAATTGCACCGGGTCGCCATTCAGCACACCACCCAGATAGATCGCGTCTGACAGGCTGTGCGTGCGCCTTGATCCCGGCATAGCGGGCTGGCGCGTGGCTTTAATCCCGCTGATATCCCGATCGCAAATCGCTATGAACCCAATATCACCGGCTTTCGGTGGCATGATCACCGCACTTTGACCACCCTGTAGACGCCACACCGGCACGTTGTAAATTACCTCATGCGGGATAGGTGAGCCGTCGCCAGCGACGGCCATCACCATAGGGCGAATGTCCACGTGCTCCCCGTTGGCATTGATCACCCTACCCAACGTGATAAACGCATGACGCCCCAGAAACTGGCGCATAACGAAGTCCTGCGCGTTGATATCACCATTCAGATCGGAGCCGTTTACATGAAAATTTTCCATATCAGCCCCCGGGTTGCCGCAACAATTCGCAGGATGTTGAACATTGGCCGCCCTCAATCCATGAGGTTAACGTGTGCATTGCACCGAGCACCGCATAGCGGCCGCTGGCGTTCGGGAGTGAGGTCACCAACGACAATTTGCGACCAATAAAAATATCAGGACAGAACAGACACGAAATGCTCAGCCCAACATTGGTAAAAATGGGATACCCGATTAATCCGTGGTCGGGAGAAACGAGCAATGCCGGCTCTTTTCGGGATACTCCCTTTGGCCAGATCGTCACCTTCTCCACGTTGATATCGATCTCGGCATCAACAGCCCGTGCCGACTCGATCATCTGCTGCGTGATATCTCCCTGGAAATACGGATCGGGCAGCGTGCGTTTAACGCCCTGATTCTCATATTTCAGCCCCACTGATGATGCCATTGGCATCAAAATGTCATCGATCGAGACGGGGCCTTTCGCGCTAAATGGCGACACCTTTTTCGCCCGCAGATAAAACATCATGTTCGCCGTAATAATCAGCGGCACATCCGGCGCCTGGTTGTAATCCGCATATGCATCGCTGATAAACCCTTCGAAAATCAGGCGGTCAGCAGCCCATACGCGGATCCGATTAGGCTTGGCCCCATCAATCCAAATCCCTTTGTAGCTCAGCGCCGCCATCTGCTGGGCCACTAGCCCCCACAGATAAAGGGTAATTTGCGTGCCGGCAATCCCGCCATAAGCCGCCAGGCTTATATAACAGCGCGCATTTTTGACGGTAAGCACGTTACCCCGATCGTCAAACGTTCGCCCCTCTGCCAGGGTAAACTCCACCCTGATATCCCGTTGTTGATAGCTCACGGCATTTCCTCCGGCGCAAGGTAGTAAAGTTTGAAACGCTCACCCAGGCCGGACCATTCAGGATCCGCGTTTCCCGCCAGGTCAGCGAAAAATAATTCGCCGGCGAATGGCAGATAGCCGTAACGCACGATCTTGTTGCCGTTCAGGCACAACACCCCCTGCAAGCAGGGAGTGCCGTTAACGGTCAGATCGATATATAGCCCCGTGGTACGCTGTGCCAGACGAATTTCACAGGCCTGATTATTCAGGGAGACGGTGAATCGTTGAGACTTGAGGGGCTTGAGTACAATTTCCAGCATCAGGTTAAACTCCCCGCCAATTGCTTAACCGCCGCATCCAACTTTTGCGTCGCGCTGACGGTGACCTCTCCGAGAGGTTTGGTCACATCCTCGACCGCTGACGAAACCTTATCGGCAATGTTCCCAACCAATTCCGACGCCGAGCGCTGCACGCCGGAGATCGCTTTCTTCACATCAGAAAGGGTGGAACCACTCGTTGAAGAGGTAACGAGCTCCGTTTTGGCGCTCGCTCCCTGGGTGATTTGATTATTGGTAGTGTCGGCCTGCGATGTCTCGCTGCTGACGGTCACCTCGGCCACGTCCTGCACGTCCTGAAAAACCGCCGTTACCGTAAGCAACGTCGGGCCGCCGTCGCTTCGGATCCGATAATCGTATTTGGTCAGGTCATAGGACGAATAGGTTTTGTCGGGGGTTTCGATGTCATAAACCTCCGCCGTTGTTCGCATCGTCTCCAGGGTGGCCAGCACGTCCGAGCGGGATGTCAGCGTGAGATTGGTCAGGTTCGGAAGCCCGCCTGAAAACCCTGTCCAGCCCTCCACGGTAAACGTAATGTGTAATTCTGCCGGCCGCTGCACCTTGTTGAACGACGTGTAACCACCTCGCTCGATCGGTGCAGTAGTGATCGACGATTCGCCCCCCACTTCGATAACGACAAATGACGTTGGCGAAAAGGGCTTCGTGCCAACACTGGCGCCGGAGGCATAATAAATTCCGTATCCCGGTGCCAGCACGCTGTTAACGACAGACAGCAGGCCACCGCCCCGCACAGCATTCAGTACAGTGGCCTGATTCAGGGAAAACCTCATGTCGATACTCCCGATGCATACGCGCCCACAAGGCTGGAGCGATTAATTTTTTGCCTTGCGTCGTCGATGATCCCTTTCGTGCTGTCCGCCGGCGAATTCACCTGCAGAGTGCCGATATGGGTTGTTTCGGTGATCGTGGATTGCGAACCGCCGACCGGCTGGCGCGCCTGCGCGGCCATGCCTGCGCCCGGCTGAGGCAAATTCGACAACACCTTCGGCACGTATTCCCGCGTTTCCTGCGGGGCCGCGCCGAGCCCTTTGCGCTCAACATTACCCTGGCCCCAGTTATACGCCGCCAGCGCCTTACCCAGATCACCATCGAACATTTTCAGCAGCTGCGACATGTAGCGCGCTGCAGCATGGGCTGATTTCTCCGGATCAAAAACGTCATCGCCGACCAGCCCGAAGTCCTTCGCCGTGCCTGGCATGAACTGAAACGGCCCTTTGGCGCCCGCTTTCGATACGGCCTGAGTATCGCCGCCAGACTCCGTGATCACCATGCTGCGCAGCAGCCCGGCAGGGAGCCCGAACGTTTCCTCCAGCTTGCTGAGTTTCGGCTGCAGCCACGCCAGCATTTCCTCACCGGCCTTTGTTGGCTGTGGCCGGCGTACCGACTGGGCGAACTGAGCTGGATCCGCTTCATCGCGGCGCCAGGGCAGAAGTTTTTTCCCCAATTCGTTCACCCAATCTGAACCGGGTAAATTGTTGAGGAAATCGGCTACAGGGTTATCTTTCAGCGCAGGGTATTTTTCCTCGAGGGGTTTAACGACAAATTCCTCAAGCGCCACCAGAGCAGCAATAAGGCCGGCTGGCCCCATCAGCGCCCCGCTGAGCCCTTTAAACAGGGAAAGCAGCTTGCCGCCCACCGATGCGCTAACCAGCAGCAGAATGGCGTTCTGCCAGCCTCCTACCGCCTTTGCGGCTTCACCGGCAACACCGACAATGTTCGACAGAACATCAAACACGCCCTGCACCGCGGCTTTGATTTCATCCGGGTGCTGTGCCATCCAGTTCGCCAGATCATTCAGCCACGCGTTGAACTGTTTGATGTAAGGCAGCAGCGCGTTAAAGAGGATGTATCCCGTTTTCTCAAAGGCCTGGCTGATCTCTGCCCACTGCTGGCGAAACTTTCGCGCCGCCGCGATTGACTGATCGTCAACGCCTGAGCGAGCTGTAAATCGGTCAACATCGCGCAACGCATGGCCAGAGCCGAACCATTGCTGCGCGGCGTAGCCATACCCCAGCTCACTGCCATAGGCCTGCTGCTGATCCTTATTCAGGTTTGGAAACGCGGCTGCCAATTTGCGGACAATATCTTCAGTCCCATCCCGGCCCAGATCGATATTGGCGCCCGCCTGGTTGGCGGCCAGTAGCAGGCTTTGAAGTTGTGGATCCAGCCCAAGGCCAGATTTTAAGCGTGCCTTTGCATCGTTGATGCGGGAGAACGCGCCAACAATCTCATTGGCACTGACACCGAACGCCTCGCCCGCCTTGGTCCAGCCATCCAGCGATTTGGCCGACATGCCAAAAGCATCGGCCGCCGTCGCCAACTGGTTCAGGTTACTGGTGAACCCGGTAACAAAGCTTTTGAGGCCGCCCAGCGACAACGTGACGCCGGCCAGCGCCAGCACCTGGGCGCGAATACTGGAAAAGAACGACGCCGCCTTTTTGCCGCTGGCTTCCAAGTCTTTGGCGGTTTTGTCGGCTTTTTTCCCGGTTTTATCCAGCGCCTCGCTGCTTTTCTTCTCGCCGGTGTCGAACGCCTGCGCAACGTTCTCCATGACCGCTGTCAGGCGGTCAAGCCCTGCCACTACCGCCTGCTCGCCAGCGCTGAAGTTTTTGTCGTCAATACCCAGGGCGAGGACGAGCTCGTCAAGTACCATTGCCACTATTTCCCCTCCTGCATTACGCGTGCGTTATGGGCGTCCACCTGGATGATTTCCAACAAATCCCACAGGTCCTGCACACCAAGCACCGCATCCAGCTCAGCCTTGGAGGCTTTGCCGGCGGAAATCACGGTGGCGATGGTGTGCGGGACGTTGGTGTAATCGACAAGCCCAAACGGCCTGTCAGGATTGGCAAAACGAGGCGGGATATCTAGCGGCCGGCGGTAGCGAAAAAATCCACGTGCAGTTTGAACACCTCCGCGCGCAGGTTAAGGCGTGTGGCCACTTCATCGATATCGGCTTCAATCAAAGGGCGGACCACGGTTTTATCCGCTGGATTCGGCACGGCCTGAACACAGGTCATCAACTCATCAAGCAGCGGCTTGGCCTCATCCGGGGGGATCTTCGAAATCGCCTTTAAGCCCTCAACAGCCATCGCCGCGATCCCCATGCTGCGTAAATTTTCGGGGATCTCGACGCCGCCACGCCCCATCGCCATCAGCGCACGCAAAGCCCACCATTCAGCCTGTGACGCCGACATTTCCTTGATGTAGAAAACCTTGCCCTGATCGCGCCCGGCGGCGTCGATAGTGATAAACGTCTCTTTACGTGCCATCAGTTAAACGCCTCCGGAGTGATGGATTCCCATTCGATGATCGCCTGGCTGGCCTGCAGAATGCGGCCGGCATCCGGTAGCGCCTTCCACTGCTTCAGCACGCCGTTCACGCATTTATATTTGCGCTTGAGCGCCGGCAAGATAACCGTTGCATTGCAGCGGAACACCGCCACGCTGGCGCGCGATGTGGTAGCCCAGGTATCGAACACGTCCCGACTTTCCGAATCCGGCATAATGTAGATCGTCTGGTTGATGTTGCCGTAAATGAAGCCGGCCGATAACTTGCCGTCGGCGCCGCGCACCGTTTCCGCCAGGCTCAGCGCGTCGGTCCCGTAGATATTATCCGCAGCGAAGCCCTGCAGCTGCACACCTGACGGGTACAGGTTCATTACCGACAGCGTAATGATGGCGTCGGCAGAAGTGATGGTGTTGGACATTATTGAACCTCCGTCGATGCAATATTCAATTTCTGGATGCTGCCGCCGTCGCTGTACCACAACGCGCAGTTCGGGCTGGTGCGACCTGGTCGAAGAGCCGGCAGCATTTCACCGACATAGAGGTAGTACCCCGTCGCGAAAATTGTCGCCGACACGTCTTCCCCTACTGCGTTGCTGATTTCCAGTTTTTGCGCCGCGGACAGTGTCACCCCGGCACGAATGCCGCCCCATGCTTTAAACTGCTCGATCACATCGGTCATCGAGGTTGCAACCAGCGCGCGCCCGGCGTTGTTGTAGGGGATCGTCTTGTTGGATTTGAACAGCGCCAGCACCGCGCCCTGCAGGTTGGCGTTCAGCCAAATTTGCCCGGCGAAGCTGTCCAGCCATTTGAAATCGCCGGTGATCGAGCCATCTGCCCAATAATCCTCGACGATGTTATTGGCGGCGTACTTGCCGTAGAAGTTATAGCCATTGGCGATCAGCACGTCGTACTCATCCCCGCTGGTCACATCGGCCGCCAGCCCGTTGTATTCGCGGAATTTGAACGGCACGCGCCCTTCTGTGCGGGTAAAGTCCAGCGCAGCGGCATATCCCAATACGGATGCAGGTTTTTTGACGTCAGTGCAGAACACCGGCACGACACTCCCGTAATTGTTCACGGTGATGATCTTGTACGCGATGTGATCCTGATTGCCCGTAATTCGGGCTTTTTCGTTGGTGGTCCACGCCACATAGAAAAAGCGCTCCTCCTGCGCGCTGGCCCATGCGGACAACGCCAGGTGTTCATCATCTTTGCACTCGAAAACGGTCGAGAATGAAGCCCACTGCTGCGACTTGGCGATGATTGCCGTGAACAGCGCGGGAACCACTGCCGCCGGCGCCCCCTGGGAGATCTTGGCGCCGAGATCGCTGGTCATCTTCATGGGTGCCGCTGCGGTGCCGGTCGCATACGCGATGGTCGTCGCTTCCGGCTTGGCGCCTGCAGCAGTGATGATGAAGGCATTGTGCGTGGTGTCATATACCACCGTCGCCACGGCGGCCGTCAATGAGGTTTGCAACGCGGCGGCCGCCTCCGCAAAACTGGTTACCGCGCTGAAATTGACTTCCGCACTGGCATTCTTCCCGCTGATGCTGATCGTGAGCGTACCGGAGATTTTTTTCAGCTCCTCGACCGTCACCCCTTTGAACGATCCGCTGCGCAACCATGCGGCCGCCGGCGCGCGGTTGAATCGGGCGAACAGCAACGCCCCCGGAGATTTTGTCGCGTTGTTGTAGCCCTGAAAATACATGGATGCCATAACGTATTCGTCAGAGTCACCACCGAAATAATCGGCCACGCTCGAGGGTGACGAAAACGAAGGGACGTCGCCGATCGGTACGTAAGGGCTGTCGGTTAAAAGCAGGCCGTTGAGGTCGACCGCATTACCCACGGCGGATAGCACGCCCGGTTTGATTTTTACGTCTTTACTGATTGGAATTGCCATCGATGGACTCCGTTGTGGTCGTTTTGATGGTCACGTTGTCGAAGAACGCCAGAGGCGCACTGACCACCGGTTTGATTTGCGCGATGAATTCCAGCGTCCAGCGCGGTTCGTATTGCCACTCGCCGTTAATCATCGTGGTCTGACGGGGATCGCTACAGTAGAGCGGCGTTAAGACGCCCCCGGAGCAACGAAAAGCGGAAGTGCCAAACTCCGAGCGGATCAGCGTGGCGAACATCAGGGAATTTCGCTCCGCGCTGTCACCATAGAAATCAAGCTGGCACTCCCAGCGCGTTGTCCGCGTGATGTGTTGAATACCCAGTCCGGCCTCCAGTGGCGGCGAGTACTTCACCACTGCCGTAGACAACCCGGCGGAATTCAGCGAAGTCATCGCGATAAATTCGCCCTGTGGCATCGGCACCCCGTTTTGCTGAGTGCGCTCGATCTGCGCATCAACAAAAAGCCCCTGGAGAAAATCGCCAAGGGCTTTATAGAGATCGCTTTCAGTGATCGAGAGCGTTACGTTTGCAGACATGCAACAACCCTCGTCCAATCCGGCCAGTTCTCCGGCACCGCCACCACAAGCCACGTTTCGCCCGCGATGACGAATTTGTCACCGCCGACCTGCTTCGGTCGGCTCACACCGCACCAGTTCCCGTTCGTATAGATGGACGTGAACACCCCCTGAATATTCAGGTTGTCCAGGTGGCGGATATCGCCCTGGGTAACAGCCTGTTTTTGTACCATCATCGGAATAGGCGCGTCATAGGCCGGCGCCCGGGAATAATCCTCACGTTTTTCGGCACCGAGCGATCGATAAATCTGCGCCTCAACGAAGGGATTAACTGCGCCGACGGCGCGCGAAACAATACCGTGCAAATTCACTCATCACCTCCATCAACGGCATAGTCGACGCTGTTCTGCATGTGGCCAGTGTCGACCAGCGGCTTATCGAACCCTTTGCGCTTAATGGTCGACTCCGCCAACGGCGGAGAATTGAGCTCCCGGATAGAATCCTGCAGCTGGCTTTTTATCCGCTCCCCCATCAATCCAAGCGCTAACCGCGCGTCATAATTTGATGAACGGATAAGCTGCGAAAACTCACCGGGCCACTGCGCACTGTTGGCTGAAATCATGTTGCGGAAAAAAGGCCGCGGCAGCTGAAAATAGGACTCCCCGGCCTTGGTCATCACCATTTTTCCGAACTCGTTCGCGGCGGCCACCAGCGCAACCGGGGTCCCGTCCTCATAGGTCGCATCGGCCAAAAAACCCACCTTGAGGCTCTTGCCCGAAGACAGGCCGTCGGCAATTTGCGCCAGGCGCGCTTTAAACGCGGCACCGCCGCGAACACTGGATCCCATTTAGCGCCCCCGCCTGACCGGCCGATAGTAGTGATCTGGATAGCGCGATGGCGATGAGCCCGGGTGATAAACCATCGTCCTGTAGGGCGCGGTCGCTTGCCAATAATCCGCGCCATAGGGAGTCTGCAAATACCACCATGACTGATCGTTACTGCCGGCGCTGTCCACCGATACAGAAACCGATCCCTCTGAGGCACTGGTAATGCGGCCAACAAGGCCGCTTCCCTGACCGCCCGACTGTCCTGAACCAAATCCGCGCAACGCACAGAGATGAGCAACAAGCAGGAAAAATAACTGCTCGCGCTCTTTCAGATCCTGCACTTTGCTTTCATCGGTATTATCGAGGTAGAGGGTCGAGGCCTGATTGAACAGCGCCTCGAGCAGGTCATCACTTGGCGCCGATCCGCATCCCGTTGCAAACGCCGGGTAAAGCGCCCGAAATGCCTTGATGTTGAAAACCACGGCGCCCATGCATTACTCCTTTTTATTCATCGCTTCATCATCACGCTTGATCCCCGGTGCCGGGTTGTTTTGCGGCAATGGGTCAAGGCCTGACTTCAACTTTTCCTGCTCTTTGGCCTGCGCACGGGCGCTGTTGCCATTGTCCTGCGCGAAGATCACGCCTTTTTTTACATACGGCTGATCTTTGTGGATCTTCAGCCAGGCGTCCCACAGTTCCTTATCGACCGGTGTGAGGCCATAGCCGCCGATAATGCGCACATCTTCGCCGCGGTAACCCGCGACCGCCTGCTGATGGCCGTCGACTTCCAACACCAAACCGTTCGGCAATTTGCAGCCCACTGTTACTTGCTCTGCCATCTTTTAAACCCCCAACATTTGTACGTAAGCCAGCGGTTGGCGAATGATCGCCCCCCAGGTACCGGCGGATTTTTTCTGGTGCCAGGCTGAAGACTCCGTCACCACGGCGTGCGCGCGCATTTTCTCGGTGAACGCACAGTAACCGGTGTCGTTCTCCCCCAGACGCTCGGCAATCAGCTGAACCACTTCACCCGCGTCGCTGGAATACTCCACCGCCGTTTCGATGGTCATACCCGGGAAGTTTTTCTGCAGCAGGTCTGCAACGTTGACCTTGTATTGGTTGGTCTTCGTCAGGTTGGCTTCCGACAACGGAGACATATTCAGCTTCATCTTGTCGGTTCGCTCGACATGCCCTTTGGTCTGACTGACGAGCTGCTTGTACAGCTTGACGATGTCGTTATAAATCGCCTCGGCGTCCTTATCGTCCCATTTCAACTTACCGCCGACGTCAATCGGGGTAATCGGCGCCGACAGCGATGGATCGTTCAGCAGGCCGTAGTTCTGCAAGCCCTCGATGCCGTAGAAGTAGGATTTATTCTGGAACTTGTTCAGCACCAGGGCAGACGCGACATTCAACTCCGCCGCCCAGCCGATGCGCGCTGCGCCGTACATATCCAGTTCGCGTTCACCCCAGCGGGTGTGCGTCTGGTAGTGGTAGCTCTGGCGCGGCACCCAGTTTGCGTTCGCGGTTACCATGCCGTTGTTGTTGTAGTCGCCGTAAGAGCTGGTGTCACCGGCTGATTCCACGATCGGGAATTGAGTGGTCAGCGTCGTCCAGTCGCCCTTTTTGGTTTCGCCCAGGATTTGGGCCGCTTTCATCGGTGTCACCAGCACGCGAATTAATTCTGGATCAACGTAGTTGGTGAAATAGGCCGGCACGCCGGAGTTTGAGACCGTTACCAGATTAGGCTGCGCATCCATCGCCAGCGCGAAATCGCTCGCGTACTCCGGCGGCAGGTAAGCCTGCGCGCCCGGCAGGATGATGCCGTAATCGCGGCTGGCGGTAGCGTAATGCTGCTTAAATTTATTCATCACTTGCTCCAGGTGCTGATTTTGATACGTTCTTTGGCCGCCGCGGCGCTGGCCACCGAGAATGCCGTTTCCGCAAAGCCTTCAATGGTCGCGCCGGCGGCACCGGTAGCAATCTCGCCGGTGGTCAGTGACGCAAACACTTTTTGGCCGACAGTGGCCGCTGTCGTGGTAACCGCCCAGTAATCACCGCCGGTGTGCAGCGTGCACTCTCGCCCCGGCTGGATCACGTTAGACGCCGCGCCCAGCCATTCAACGATTGACGCCTGGCCATCGCGAGGAACAAACCCCGACGGCGCGCCAGTGCCTTTGTTCGATGCCACACCCTTCACCACCCAGGCAAATCGCCCAATGGTTAACCCGTCGGCACCGGTGACCAATGCCCCCTCACCGGCCACATAGCTGGTGTATGGGTTGTTACTGGCAAAAGCCCCCTCAATACCCGGAGCCGGGTATTGGTTAATGCTCGTCTGAAATCCTGACATGTTAATAACCTCGTTTAAGTTTGCCGGCGGTAGGGAAGTCGGCAGCGAAAGACGATGCAGCCGCGGAGTCATGGGCCAGCTTCGGCGCCTTGACGGCCTGTTTTTGTTCTACGGCATACTTCACCATGCTGCGGTAAGCGCTTGGGTGTACGTCGGTGATATCGATCCCGGCCTGTTCGAGCGCGGTGCGGTAAACCTCCTCGGCGGAGTCCATCGCCACCACGTCACCAATCAGAGGACGCACCTCACTTTCAGCGGTGCGAACCGCCTGGAAGTTTTTCGCCGCCGCCTTGGTGGCGTTGTCAGCCGCCAGCCTGATAGCTGCGTCCATCGCCGGTTTGCTGACCGTATCGGGATTCGGTTTTACCGGGTCTTTTGCTGGATCGTCCGGGGTGTCATCCGCCGCCGGCATCAGTACCGCTTTGATTTTTTCCAGCACTTCCTCCGGCACTTTGTCGGACAACAGCGCCAGGATGCTTTCCAGTGGGTTTTCCGTATCAAACGCTGGTCCGTTCTCTTCCGGCTCGACCACTTCTTCGGCGGCCTCCATCAGTTCGGCAAGCTCGGCCGGCTCGATTTCCATATCCTGCGCCAAGCGGCCGGAAAACGCGGATTTGACCGCATTCGCGATCGCGTTGGGGCGTTTATGCTGGCCCACCAATTGCGTGAGGTCTTTCGGCGAGGCGTCTTGCGCCAGGCGAGGTTTAAGATAGGCGCCCAGCGCTGCGCGCATGGCGACACCCTTACGATTTAATTTCATGTTTTGTAACTCCTTCGGGAGGCAATCAAATACCAGCACATCGGATCCGGCCCGGCCGTCAACGACCAGCGCCACGTGGTTACCGACGATATCCCGCATCACGCCGTCAAATTTGACGCCATCCGGGGTAACGCCTGGGGTCATGTCAGCGACGTACGCATACGACGATGACAGTTCTCGTTGCTCGTCGGTCTCGATACCGGCGATGGCGGAGTTGTCCCAAATCGACAATCCGTTTGTTAGGTAGGTGCCATCAAAATCACTGTTGGCGTGCGTTGTCCCCACCCGAAGCTCACGCGCGGGCGCGCCTGGGTAATCAGGCTTGTGTCGGCAAAGGATGGGGATGTTATTGAAGGTTTTCGCTGCCTTGCGCAGCTCGTCGGGGTCGCGGTACAGCATGTACAGCCGGTCGGGTTCAAGTCCTAGCGCCTCGGAATTCGGGATTTCTCGCCCGTAATAGCCGCACACGTTGGCCTTGCTGATGTTGCTGCGTTCTACCTGCAGCCGTCCGACCTTATCAATTTGCCGCACCGAACCCCGGTCAAATGCCAGTCGTTCAGTCGTCATTCATTACTCCAGTCCCGGTAAAATCGCCTCCCATCCACACCTGCAACGAATTTTTTCCCCTGGCATGATCCATTCGCCATCGATAAACATGCCTTTGTCCAGATCGAATTCTTTGCCGTCGGCTTTCACATGGGAGATGCGCGGTTCTTTCCCTGCGTGGGAATGGCGCCAGCGCCCTCGGCGGATGCCAAGCGCACGCTGGCGCGCCGACTGCATGGCAGACGTTGCCTTGTTGTTCTGATCCAGCGCGATAAAAGCCGCCCGGCGCCGGGTGACGCCATAGCGCTGTTGCAACTCTTTGGTAAGGGTGCCGAGATCACGCCCGCGGGATACCGACTGCATTACCAGCGTTTCGACCTGCGTGAGGTATTGCTGCGGAATGGAGCGGATCAGGTTGACGTTCTCGGTGATGGTCGCCTGCAGCGCGTTGTTCATTTCCGCCGTCATTTTGAATGGCACCGTGAAACCGGCCTGCTGCAATGCAGTGGAAAGCGACGCATCGCTATTCTTCAACACATCAGAAGCGAAACGCTCAGCCAGTTTCCCGGCCAGCACATCGAATTTTTTTCGCCAGCGCCGCGACAATTTGCGCATGGCATCGCGCATCATGATCGCCGGTGAGGCATCCTGCGCCAGCCCGGTCTGACGGTATTCGGCGCGCAACCAATAAAGCGTGCTGTTGTGCAGCTCCTGCACCGCCCTATCCAGCTGCCGCCGGTACCAGGCCTCAATCCCCGCGTTGGGTCGGATCTGACGGAGGGTCTTTTTCCGACGCGCTTTCCTCGAGGTTGAAGTTTTCGTCGTCTTCGTCGTCAATCTCAATCTCCCCGCTTAAATCCAGACCGCTATAGGGGCTGTTCGGATCAGAGGCCAGTTTTTCGCGCACCTCGTTATTCGTCACTGAGCCAATGGACTCGTAAATCTGGTCCGTCTCCGCTTCTGTTTTGCGGATGGCGGCCTGCTGTTCACGCGTCATTTCGTGCAGGGATTCGAATTCAAAGGTGATATCCGGATCGATGTCGCCAAACTCCGACAGCTGGATAATGTCCATCACGCGCTTTATCGGGTGCTTGAGCAATCTGGACGCGCCGGCCGCTATCGTGTCGTAGAACACCTTGATCTCGCCCTCGCTCGAGGCATTCAAACCCGTGGGGCTAAGGCCGGCGAACTTCACCGACGGGATCGCGCTGACAAAGAATATGTGCTCTTGTGCCTGCGCCTGCAGCGTGTCCAGCCCACTCAGTGGCGTGTTGAACTGGAAGAACTCCTCCTGTTGCTTGTCAAGAATCAACAAGCCGCGCGTGTCCCGCGTGCGGTTATACAGCTCCGCGCGCTTGGCATAGTTGGGATCGTTCTTTCCGCTTAACGCATTCCCCATGTTCGTGAGGATGCCGCTCAGGGAGAAGGAATGAAGCACATCGCCGACGCTATCGCGGGTACGCAGCCAGTTATTGACGTAGGGCTCGGCGATTTGTGTCAGCGACAAGCCACCGAAGTTATAGGCCGGCTTCAACATGTCAGGCACCGGCCGGGAAATCAAATCCAACATGCGGCTGGCGTGTACGGTCTTACCCATCACGAACCACTCCGCCGGCTTGTAGAAATCATCGCTCAGCGGGTTATCGGCGTTGTAGATGCCTGGGTAGGTCCATACCGGCTCAATCACGCGAAAGCCCACCAGCGAGCCGGGAGTGATTTTTTTGTTGGACAGGAACAGCCGGGATTGCAGCTCCTCCGGATCCGTCCATGCGGACAAACCGCGCGGGGAACGCACATCGATGTATATCTGGCCGCGGCCGAAAAATCCGTCGTGCTCAATAGCCAGGCGGAAAATATCCTGCACCTTGTAACGCTCCATCGCCTTAACGAGCAACGCGATGCGGTCAGCCTTGCTTTCATCCCCGTCACTGGCCGCTTTAACCTTGATCCATTTGCGGGTCATTTCCTCGGCGATCACGCTCACCATCCGGCGATATTCCGGCAGTTGGGCGAGTTGCGCCAAATAGGGATAGCCAGGGAAGCCGCCGAAAACGTAATCGGGGTAGCTGCCATTCAGTGAATCGTATGGCGTTGCATCCATCGCAAGAATCGCACTGCGGATACCGTCAGGGATAACACCGGCCGGCGGTTCGTACTTCTCGAACTCACGCCGTTTTTTGTGTCCGACCTCGGCGAGCATCTCGTCGCTGATCGCAATCCCTGGCGATTTTGGCGCCTCCTGCACTGGCGGCGCCTCGCCACTCGTTTTTTTTCGCTTAAAGGGCCACATCAAATACTCTCCAAAAAGTCGTCGGAAATGAGCATTGGCATTTCCATTGGGGCGTAGGCGATCATTGCCGAGTCGGCGAGGTTCGGTGATTTGGTGCCGTCAGGCTTTTTATCAACCACGATTTTCCCCACACCATTCACCGTGTAAGTGGGCTGGGATAATTCAATAACCAGCTTGTCCTTTTTTTTCATCGTCCCAGAGATGGAAATAATTTCGTCAGGATCAAACTCCATCCCTTCAGTCACTGCGCGGTAGGTTTTTTGGAACCGGGTACGCAGTGACCACCACCCCTGTGCTTTGGCATTGGCGAAAAAGTCCTTGTTAAGGCGGGCTGGCCGTCCGTTATCGCCACGAACGGCCTCGCCTTCGGGATCGAATACCGCGCCGCTACCGCGGAATGGGACTGCGACAATTGTCGGTATCTCCTCAGCTTCGCGGTTTTCGTTTATTACCCGTGCATCGCCGCGCGCCCCGGCCCCCAGACCATCTGAGTCAAACCTGAAGTGATCAAGCACTTGCTGATCGCAAATGGTAAAAGCTTTCTGAACGGTTCCAAAAATGTCGTCGCCCTTCCCCGACCACTCGTCGATATCCTCCAGGAGGAAACCGTGACGGGACGTAAAGGCGTTGGTGTCCTTGCCCTCATCGGCAACATCCAGCGCCCCCATGCGCACGCCCGTTGGCTCGATGCCAAGCGCGATGTGAGCGTCGATCGCCGCCTGCACCCATGCAGACGGGATCAGCACGCCCTCGACGGATGCGCTGTAGTTGATGTCGATTTCTTGTGCCACGGTGACCGCGTCGAGTTCCTCTACCTGCTTGTCGTACCAAGCCTGGTCTTTGCGAGGGTCATCACGCCAGTGGAACGTAAACACGTCGATCTTGCCGCTATGACGGCGCTCAGCGAAGGAGTTGGCCATGCCGTTCGGCGTTGAAATGTCCTGCCGGCAGTTGGTGGTGGCAGACAGCGACGCATCAACCAGATAAGGCCGCTCCAGGAACGCGGATTCGTCCACGATGTAGAAACTGGTGCGGTCACCACGCCCGATGCCGTCGCCGGCCTCACCGGTCATTGCTGATTCGGTTTCCGGGAATAGGATGCGCATGTGCGGCGCGTGCTGTTTGGCACTCCAGCCGCCGCGAAACTCTACCGGCAACAGGCTAATGAAGTTACGGGCTTTGTCGAACAGCGACTTCGGTGAGCCGATTTTATCAACGTATTCTTCTTTGCGAGAGCCGAAGCCGGCGAAAACGCCCCGATTAAACAGGCAGAGCGACGACGCCATCCCCACCGTCAGCCACGACATGCCCATGTCGCGGGTTTTCTCCGTGATGCCGGGTTTTGATGCCCGCCAGTGCTCTACAAACCACTGGATCCACTCCTCCTGTTTTGGGAACAGCAGAAATGGGATGCGAGCCGGTAAGCCACGCTCGACGTTGCGCGGGTCAACCGTCATTCCCCAATCAATGATGAACTGGGCCGGGTGGTCCTTATAAAAGGCCTTCATGATTGGGAGCGATTCAGGATTAGCCCTGATACGCTGCAGGCGTTCCATCCGCCATTCGAACACCTGGGTGTAGTCCGGGTTTTTGAAGTCGAAGGGGAATGGTATCGGCATAATGAAAACGACCTTGTTGATGTTTGCATGCAAAAGCCACATATTAGATGTGCTTATTAACAAAGGAGATTTTTATGAACAATGCTTTTGATGTTGGTGACTTAGTTAAATTAAAATCTGGCGGTCCAGACATGACTATTCAGTCAGTAAGTGAAACATCGACCTCATATTCATATTGGTGTCAATGGTTTGCTGGGCGCAAGCTTGAGCGCGGCAATTTCTCGGAAGCTTCTTTGGAATCAGCTGAAAATGGAGAGAGCTGAAGTCGCTCAGTGGATGCTAACCGCTCTACGACGCGATAAGTGTCTTTATCAGGATGATGTTGTTGATTACCTGATCAAAAATAATGACGAATCGCACTTGACCGAAAATACAGATGGTAACCAAGTTTTGGGACGCCCTCTCCTGAATGAATTTCTCAACTTAACGAGAAATGATGTTGTTTGGGTTCGTTCCGGGTTTTACTGGCGCTATCGAGTTGCCGAGGATGAGCCAGGCAGAAATGCCCGCGGTTAATAAATTGCTCACATACAAGGGGGTGCAATATCGCCCCTTTTTTTCAACCCATCATTTTCCGATAAAACTCCGCAGCCTCTTCCGTCGTCATATTGACGCTCTCGGTTTTAACCGGGCCACCATCAGGACCGCTCAATTCAGTCTTGGTTTTTATCATTCCAAGATGCTGGGCAACCATTTTCAGTGCGTCGTCCTGATTGCGGGTGATCACCTCAATACCAAATTTACCTTCCTTGATGCCAGCGAACAGGCGGCGGGCAGCCCCTTTTAAATCACGCGTGTCGTGGAAGTGGGCGCGGCCCTCACCGGCACCATTGCAACGTGGGCAATCAGGGTTTGGATCCAGCGTGGAGTCAAAACCGTAGCCACCTTTGTCTCGCGGCGGTGGTTTCTTCGCTGTCTTGGCCTTCTCGCTCGCCTCTTCATACTCAACAGCGTCACGCCACTGGTACTGAAACCCAAAGCCCCAGCAATGGCGACAGCACAACCGGCGGTACTCGGTGATCTGGTTGGCGTCGGCGGTAGCGATGTCCCACCACAGTTTCAAGACTTCATCCTGGGTGATCTGGGTGCGACGTTCGCGAGCAGCCAGCGCGTCGTTGATAGCCCGGCTCACCTTAGCGTTTCTATACATGCGGCTGGCGCTGACGTAGGCCGTGTTGCCCTCGCCTTTGCCTCCCGCACGTTTGTATGCTGCCGTCCTGTTTAGGTCGATGAGATATTCATTGACGAAACGCCACTGCATATCGCTGAGCCCATACTTACGCGGGTCTATGGAAAATTCTTCCTCTCCTTCTACAACCTCACGATGCAGTTCCTCTATCACCTTTTCAGGTGTTGAGTTCTGCATTTTTTCCTTGGTACGCACCTTAGCTTTTTGCGTACCTTTTTTGCGTACCTGCGTACCGGGTTGCGTACCAGTTTTTTCACTGCGTACCCACCCATGCTTTTTGGCCCGCTTTCTAATGGCTGCTTCACTGATGCCGTGTATCTCTGCCAGGTCGCGGAGAGAAAGTTGACCGGCACAGTAATCGCGCTCGAGGCCGCTTTCTTCCGGTTGTGACATAGCATTCTCCATAAAAAAAGCCATCAGCCTGCCGGTGCGCTGGGTGCGCGGTGGGTGCAGGTAGACAGCTTTGTTTATCTTGCATGCCAGAACGATCAGCCCGTCGCTCTGTTTGCAAATTAATTCACAAAAATCTCTTCATTTACCCAACAAAATTGATTAACATCAAGGAGTCGACCCTGTACTTTAGTACAGTCTGTGTTGAAAGATTTCCCTGGTGTTGTGTTGCTTTATTACTTGCTCCTCATTCGAGGGGCTTTTTTTTACCCTCGAAATCATAAATTTCATTGCACTGTCTTGATAATGCCTCTACGCCAGTCGTTGAGCGTTTCTATCTGGCCGGCGCATATCAATAGTGCCGTTTGCAGTGCCAGCGCATGGCTACCGATATCCCCCCAGGTATCACCCTTTAGTTTTGGTTTCTCGCAGGAGGTGAAAACCGATTCAGGGGGTAACAGCACGAGCGGGACCGGCGGCGGCGGTGTCCGTTCCGCGCATGAGGACAATAACAGCGGAAGGAGCAACGCGCCGACTACACTCATCATTCTGGATTGCTTCACGATATTTCCTCTGGTAGTTTTCGCCCTGCTGGCGCAGCTGCTGCTCTCTCCGTTGCTGTTCGGCCATCATTGCGCGATTACGGGCGTCATCCGCGCGCAGTGTGGTGATCAGTCCTGACTGCTGCGCCAGCGTCTTTTCCTGCTGCTTAACCTGCTCACCGGCCTTTACTGCGCTGCTGTGATAGTAAAACGCCAGCCTGCCTGCAACAATCAGCGCCACCAGCAGCAGCCCGATAGCCATCGTGCGGAAGCTGAATGAAGTGCTCAT